AACTCAAATGCCGTGCCTATGTGATTATTGTTCATTTTGTTCTAATTGCTTTTTGTTCCATCTTCGCAATGTCACTTTCGTAAGCGGTCCACATGAGAGCGGTTTGAATGGGCTTTGTATAAACATTGTCAAGGTTGAGGAAATTTCGGTTAGCAAGTCGGTAGACCATTCCAAACCATCCCCACTTTTTGGTAAGTCGTATTTCGTCGTTACTTCCCCCTTCCTCACCATCCGCAAATACTTCTGGAAAGAATTCAATAAGTCGATTCCTAAACTCCAAAAAAAAAGCAACGCACCAAATGCAGTGTTGGCATCAATGTCCTTGAATGCCGTGTTTAATTCAGCATTGTAAGCCATGATTTCGTATCTACCATTCTGCCCACTTTTGGTGATGGGGCGATACAATACCGACAATACTTTCCAAAGGTCGTTGGGTTCTTTGCAGTAATTTTCGATGTCAATAAATTCCCCAGTTGTGAGTTCATCAAAGTTTGGGATGAAGCCGTACTCAACACCCTTGAATTCAAATCGTGGTGTGAAGGTTGGTTTTGATTCCAGCATGGTGGTGATTTTCTCCACGCAATACTTCAAAGTATCAAAGGGGATATTCTTCACCTCCGTCATGGTCAAATCACAAAAGATTGCCACCGCTTCCAACTGCCTTGATACATCATCCATGTCGGGTTTTAACCCGTTGTATGTAAGCATTTGATGTAACTTTACATCACGCAGTTCGGTGGGTACAATTATCTTTTTGTTTTCAATCATATATCTATAAAACGCCTAAAATGGTGATTGTTTTAAGCCAAAAAAAGGGCATCACTGCCCTTCATTTGTATACATGAAAAAATTATTACAATGCTTTGATATCAATATTTAACGCTTTTGCCATATCGTTTGCCATTTTGCGTTTGTTCTTGATGATTTTAATTGCATTTGGATCTCCCAAACTTTCTGCCATTGGGATGTATTTATCACACAATGCAACGATGGCTTTGTATTTGTTTTGGGCTTCAATGAAATTCTGTTTGGCTTCTTTCTTCAATTGGATTGCCTTATCCATGAACTTGTTGGGTTCGGTTTCAAGTGCTTTGATTTCATCCAACGCACCTAATTCAATTTTGTAACCTTGTAACTGCATACCAATAAAACGGATTTATCAATCAGTGTTGCAAAAGCATTCAAACGATGGGTCCGAATCCCACAACCCAAGTTGTGATTGTGCTTTGTCTTTGATTTGCTGATAACTGATTTCTTTTTTGAATGTGCTTCCACTTTCATTTTCGTGTTTAATCCACCAATCAAACAATTCGGGCTTTTCCTTGGCGATGATTGCCAACTTGCCTTTGCCTTTTAAGAAACACCCATCACAATTTCCGTATGGTTCATTAACGCCCAACTTAAATGGTTGTTGTTCCCACCAGCTTAACACATCTTGTTTAGTTACCTTCCATTTTACCAATGGTAATTCAACATCAAATTCGGAATCTTTTATTTTGTTCCATCTCCTTGGTTCATCGTACCTGATTCCGTTAAATGATGTGGCATCTCTTTCCCAGTGTTTTGAAATGTCACAAGATATTCACCGCCTTCATCAATTAAGCGTTTAGCCATGTATGCGGATGTTCTTCCTCCACTGAAATTTATCACATTCATACTAACCTTTCGTGTAAGATTGTGTGAACCTTTGCATGGTATCGTTGCATCTCCTTGTCCGTGTGCAAAATATCCCCAAACTCCCTAACCGATGAAATGATTGTAGAGTGATCCAGGTGCGAAATACTACCTATCTCCATGAATGTCATTCCCAACCTTTTACGGCATATGTGATTGAACATATGACGGGCATACAATGCTTTGCGTTTTCTTGACTTGGCAATGATTTGGTCGGGTGTCATGTCCATAACCTCACAAATAACCCGTAACACTTCACCCCAGGTTGTGGGGTTGTCATTGATGTTTGTTTTGGGTTGTACAATTTCTTGTTTGAGCAAACGCAGTTCACGGTCATGTTGTACCTTGTTTTCAACGATGAGTAATCTTAACCGCTTGATTTCTTGTTTTAGGTTGTGAACTTCCTGATAATGGCTTACTGTCATTGTTTACCTCCTTTGCAGAATTTTTCTAAACCGATTGCCCATTTTTTTACCATTTGCAATTCTCTAATTTCCTTAAAAAACATATTTTTATCAAAAATTGAATTTTCTTGATACTCTTGATAAAATAAAATTCTATCTTCAATAATATCAATAAGCATTTCAATTGCCGTTGGTTGTTCATTGTTCATTTGTCACCCCCTTCGGTTAGTTTGATGAAGCCCGTGTTTTGATTTGCACCAGTGATACGGATGAAATCCACTTCAATCTTTGCTGAATTGATAATTACTTGGCTTACATCCGCCATCGTTTTTGCCGTTTCAATGTCAATGTCACCATCCTTTAAGCGTTCCAACACTTCAAATAAGTGGTCACGCACATCGTTAATCTTGTTTCTTGCCATGTTTGTTTATGTATTTTATGATTTCTCTTTTGATATTAATTGCATCTTTTATGTCTTGTGGGTATTTCATTGGGTGGTGTTTCAACATATGGTGAACCTTATCAACCAGCTGCAAATTGTCAATGTCAAAATTCCGATTGTTGCCATCCTTAAATATCACCAGTTTCAATGGTGGGATTTTCCCGTTGTGTTGTTCCCAAATTACGCGGTGCAACTTCTTATACCCTTCTTCCGTTTTAATCGTTACATAGCCCTTACAAGTGCTTAAATGCCCTATTGGTTTGATGTTGTGTGGGATTTGTCCTTTCTTGAATCTTGTTTCAACTCCATTCGTCATTACTCCCTTTGTTCCTTTGCACCAACTTGTGCATCCTTTTTCAAATTTGGGCAAATGCTGATGGGCTTTGTTCTTCAAGTAATCTTCCATGTACGCTTCGCTTTTCTTCAATCCGTTCTTACACGCTATGTTTCTAATGACATAAAGTGTGCAGTTGAATTTGGTCGCAAGTTCTTTGTTGGGCGTGTTGGGGAATAACAAACGCAGTTCCTCCATTTCGGATTCAGTCCAAATTTTCATTTATCATTTCTATTAATTCATCATGATTCATTTGGTCCATGTAGATTGGTGTATTGTCACCAATCCAGGTATTCCATGTATTGTATTCCAAGTATTCAATGGCATCAATTTCTTCCATTTCATCTTGGACCAATATGTCAATCATTTTTTGTTTGCAGTAAATGATGCGTTCTTGCACCATGTCAATACCAATTATGGCTTCATCAAAGCCATCCGCTTTTATGTAATTTGTCATGGGGCAAATATACAAAACCCACACGAAATAAACAATTTATTTAATTGAATACACTCCGTAATTTGATTTGATACCCAAAGCCATCATTTCATGGTATCTAAACGCATCAATTCCGTGGTCAGTTCCTTTTGGTGTGTTCAGTGTACGCCCTTGGGCATCCGTATCCCAACAATAATTGCGTAACTCTTTAATCAGGTTAGTTGATGTGGATGTAACCAAATAGGATTGTGATTGCATGGTTTGGATTCCGTAGTTGATAGAATCCTTTCCCTTGGTTACGCCCTTGATTCTTATGCCGTATCTGCGTATTTCATCAATAGATTTTGGTTCTGCGGAATCTGCATACACTGGAACATGGGTAGGCAATGCCTTTGCAATATCCGAATTAAGCATTCCCGTGCGATATGCGACCTCATCAACGATTCTTTGACCATTGTATTCATATACGGCTACTATTGCCGTAGGATCGTTTGTATAACCGAAATCGACACCGAAACCAAGTAACCTTGCATCATCGGGAATCTTATCAATAGTTTGCCAGTTGGAAAAGATAACCCCTTGAAGGTTTCCAATTTGTCCTAAACCATATACTAAAAACCAATTACGCCAATAGTTACTTGTTTCGCCTTTGTCCCGTGCCTTTTCAATCTCGGCAACAATCGCAGGATCCAGTGCTTCATTGTCCTTGTATGTCAAAACAATCATTTCGGAATCCTTATCCCCAATAAGTTCCGAATCAACCCAAAACTCACTTACTGGGTTGTAATCAAGGTAAATAAACTTTCTTGTACGAATTGATAATTGGTAATACGATTCCCAATCTATGTTGTTGCACTCGTTTACAAATAAAACATCACGCCTTGCACCCCTCAACTTTTGCGGTTGATCCGCAGAAAAGAATTCGATGTATGATTCGTTTGAGAATGTGTAAGTCAGTGAAGATTTGTTCCACTTGTTTACATCGTACATTCCAACCATGTCCATGATTTTTAGGAAGTCACGGATTGCACCCCTTCGCAAATGCGGGATGGTTTCTGACACCACGCTAATTTCACACTTCGGGTTTTGCACCGCGTATGTGATAAGCATGGGAATAATACTGAATGTTTTTGAGCTGGATGTTCCACCACGCACTATCCGCACTCTTTTTCTGAGTTGGGCTATCTTCTTTTGTGCAGTGGTTTGTTGAAGCATTATTTCACATCCAAATCAATACCATTGAAGATTGGTTTTTCGGTGGTAACATCAATTTGTTGGGTGGGCATACCGAAGCCACTATCCATTAATTGTTTGTACGCACCGACATCACCTTTCCTTGCCTTGTGTATCATTGCAAGGGTAATCAAATCTTCTTGGGATAGTTTTTCCAATTCACCAGTGATGGGGTTCTTTGCGTCTTGCATTACCTCCAACCACTTCCGTGCGATGGTGCTTCGGTTCTTGCTTCCCTTTGGTCTGCCATTGGGGTTTGGAACTGTACCCTTTTGGAATGGTGTTAAGTTTTGTTCGTTTGCCATAATTATCACTTTTGTTTCACAATAATTCAATTTCTTTTTTTACATTTTTCCAATATGTATACACCGACATTGGAACATTTGATTGAAAATCAAATTCGTTACATTGAATTTCTTTCACTATCTCATCAACCGCAATTAATGCGCATTGTACTCCTTCATTTCTTTGTTGCAATCCAACCACGGTGAATTTGTCAACCAGTTCTTTCGCCTTGTCAATAGGTGTCATAATCAATCATTTGGTAAAAGTGGAATGGGCATCCACATATATGGTGTTGGTATTGGTGAATCATCATGTGCCAAATACCATTGACCATCCATAATGTAAGCCACTTGGCTTGTGTCTATTAATACCCATTCGTTATCAATGGGGATTGTGCGGTTTACTGACCTCCATGCTTTCATAATTCTAATAATTTCCAAACTGCTTGTTCAGGTGTTGATGCTATTTTTTTAAGGGCTTGTTTTACTTTGTCGTATTCTTCGGTTGTGTATTCCAAAGTGATTTTTTCGGTGGTAATGGTTGGTTCATCCTCCACTTCATCAATTACTTTTGGCAGTTCCAATCCCCAATCCTCCAAATCGTCAGCGTTAAAATCGTTGGCAAGTGAATCCCAATCCCACGATCCGTAATTTGTGTTGTCGCGGATTAAAAATTCCCTTTGGCGTTCTTCACTCCAATCTACCTTTTGGCAAGGCACGGTTGTAAATCCCAGCTCTTTCATTGCCATGTATCGCATATTGCCACCCAAAATCATATTGTCTTGGTTAATTACCAATGGGCGAACCATGGTCATATCAGGGAATTCCCGAATTGATTTTACAAGTTGCTGAAACTTGGTATCCTTGATGTATCTTGGATTTGTATCATTTGGGCGAATGTCGTTTATGTTATACGCTTCAATCATTTGTGCATATTTATTTGGTGTACTGTTATTAAATATTCGTTTTTCAATTTTGTTCCAAAGTGTACTTCGTGGTGACAATCACGACATAATCCAATAAGGTTTTCAATGTTGTCTTTGCCTCCTTTTGACCTTGGAATCAGGTGATGAATATCAACACATTGTTTGCCACAATCAGGTACTTCGCATTGAATCCAATCACTGGTATCATAGCCGAAATACTCCATGTAATTTTTAGTGTGTTTCTGCATCTAATTTCTTAATTGCCGTTAACCATTCAGCCCATCGGGTACGATCCGCAAACCTGACTTTGCACTTATCACAAATGTAAATTAAATTGGATTCAATGTGTGGTCCAGTGGGGTTAATTTTTTCTTGTGTTGAAACCTTGTAGTGGTCACAAACATCACATTCATTCTTG